TTAGCCCTGACGATGGCCGCCGCTCTGCTTGAGAAAGTTGGCGAACAGCTCGTGGCCCTGCTCGGTCAGAATCGACTCAGGGTGAAACTGTACCCCTTCCACGTTCAACGTTTTGTGACGCAGGCCCATTATCTCGTCAACCGAGCCGTCTTCCAGCGCAGTCCAGGCGGTCACTTCCAGGCACTCGGGCAAGGTATCGCTTTTTACCACCAGCGAGTGGTAGCGGGTTACCACCAGTGGATGATTAAGGCCTTCGAACACGCCGCCGTCCTGATGCACCACCGGGCTGGTTTTGCCGTGCATCACCTGACGCGCACGCACCACATCGCCACCAAAGGCCTGCCCGATGGACTGATGCCCCAGGCACACACCCAGAATCGGCAGTTTGCCCGCGAAATGTTTGATCACTTCAAGCGAGACACCGGCTTCATTGGGTGTGCACGGGCCAGGCGAGACCACGATGCGCTCGGGGTTCAGGGCTTCGATCTGTTCAATGGTCAGTTCGTCGTTACGAATGACTTTGACATCGGCCCCCAGCTCACCGAGGTACTGCACGACGTTGTAGGTGAACGAATCGTAGTTATCAATCATCAGCAGCATTTTGCTATCAACCTTTTGATTTACTGACTTGATTCAGGCCTTCCGGATTCTGCTTCACTCATGCATCCCCTCGTCAGCCATAAGGCCGGGGGACGGAGAAAAACATCACAAAATCGAAGGCATACAGGTACGGGTCCGGCAGGGCCGGCAAGGAAATAGTCAGGCGCGCCAACGCCAACGGGCGTGAGCCTTGATAACGCGCATCAAGAGTTTGCTGACAGTCGTCACGGAAGGGGTCTCATCGGTACGTTTCGGGACATTAGCGTACCGAACCGACCGGTGCAATATGAATGTACCGGGCAAGACCGATTGAAAAGCCTGTAAAGGCTGAAAAGAGGGCCGCACCTCCTTGCGGAGGCGGGTTTCAGGCAGGGGCACGATGGCCAAAGGTGGGGTGCCGGAGGGAACATCAGTGCGCAATCTCGCGCACGTAGGCCTGGCAGGCCTTCAAAGCGATCAATCCCTGATCGCCGTAGTCGGTGATGGCGACAATTCGTCCAGCAGCCGCTGGGTCAAGTTCGCCTCGCGAGCTTCCATGAACCACGCCGCCGGAACCGGAGGCGGTTAGCATTCCATCGCCAGCGGTGGGGCTGGCAAGGAGGACTGACAGCCGCAAATCAGCGGTAGCCAGACGATCACGCAAGCGGGCCTGAGAAGTCTGTGCATCGCTCAGTTCCTTATGAATGGTTGTATCGTTATCTTGCAGACGGAGTTCCAGCGCCCGCCTTCGCGCTTGTTCAGCGTTCTGCCAGTCGACGACCGCCAGCGCCGCCTGCTCGCGCTCTTGCTGCCAAGCCAGCGTTTGCGTAGACAGTTGCAGACCATAGTGAGCCGCCTGCCACTGCCAGGCGGCCCATGTACCCAGCCCTGACCCCAGCACGAATGCGAGGATCAGGAATCGCATATCCAGCACTTTCACGGCAGCACCTCCAATGCCCGCTGGTAAAGCGCCTGCCGATCCGCCAGGCCGTTGGTACCGCCGTTGATGCGGCAGGTGATCATCAGAAAATCACCCTTGTCTGCCAGCGCATTGAGGTTGGCCCGGTCCCAGAACCATGCCGCCGACATGGCGGCATGCTCCGGCTGTTCAAGCAGTTGCGGCTGGCGCAACAAGTCCAGCCCCAGCGCCTCCCCGCACGCTTCGTAGTTAGCCCGCCCCGTCACCTGAATCAGCCCGCGCCCTCGGTACAGTTGACCGTCGCCATCTGCCTCTGGCGTGTTGCCCAGACGCAGCGCCAACTGCCCGGTGTCGTACTTGGCCAGATAGCTGTCGCTACCCAGCTCGCGCACATAACGAAGCTGCCCGGATTCATGCCCGATCTGAGCGATGAACCCAGCGATACGCAGGCGGGTGTTGATGGTGTAGCGGGCCATGGCGGTGTTGAGAGCAGGAACAAAAACGCCGGCTTTAGGGCCGGCGTTGGGGAGGATTTGTAGCAGTTGCTTTTCATTTATAGGCATTGGCCCTCCTAAGTAGCTTGCTTACATCCTAGGTCGACGAAGTTTTTCTGCTTCAAGCGCAATGCTCACTGCGGATAAAACAACGCCCCGTCAGTGCGGGGCGTTATCCAGCCATCGTCTTCTGAGCATCAGGCTCCGAGGGGGGCGTAAAAATAAAAGGCTGTGCTGGCGGGTCGGGCCACTCGACAGAAAGAGGAAACCCTGTTTGAGACTCTATCTGCGCAAGACTTACCCGGTAAGCTCTCCAGGCATTAAATTCCGCTTCCAATCCGGCAATACTGGCTACCTGTTGATCGTTGGCCTTATTAAGCTCAACAGCATCATGGATTATTTCCAACGTCATTTGCAGGGCGTTGATTTTTGCGGTTGCCAGCGCTGAGGCCGAGCCCCGTTTCAAATTGACAGAAGCTTGAATTTCCAGCTCGGTCGGTTCACCAATATCACCAAACTCTCCCGCCACGGCCAGTTGATAAATTTCTCGCCCATGGGCAACGATATCGTCTGGCGATGCCGCAAACGGAATTTCACCCAGTGTGTCTTCCGTTTCTACAAAAATGACATCCAGAGTGACAACGTTATGTTCAACATTCCAGCGTGGGTTACGCGCACTTTTCAGAACAGCCATATCAGGAAATCCTCATGCAAACAGTGACCGAGTTAGCATCATTTAAGTTTTTGTCCAGGACAAAGCCCATCAATCGCCATGTGCCTACCGGGGCACCCGTGGCATGACCAGACGTTGCAGAATACAAGCAGGATGAACCCGCGACAGCTTCACCCGGATTACCTGAAGTACCGGTATTCCCTCCTCCTATCAACAGAAGTGCATAGGTTCCAATACCGCCAGCCTGCTGCGCCCCTATGTTGGGCATGAGATTGTTCTCGGTCATGATCCGGCCCCAGTCAGTATTGTCTACTGTCAGTCTGGGTTGAGCGCCATCGTAGCCAATTCTGATTAGGTTACTGAGTTGCCCAACGCCGGTGCCTTGCTGAACCGGAGTGAAGCCAAGTCGCGGCTGCAGGTAATAAACCGTGCCGTCCACTGTTCTGCGCATATAAGGAAGGTTTACGTCATTACCGGCAAAGCCTATATTGGTTATGGAGTCCGCCAAAGGTCGCTGTGAGTCACGCAGATCACTTTCAGCCTTTGTGTAAGCATCGGCGATACGGTACGAAGCGAGCGTTGTACCCCAGTTAGCCTTGGTTGTCGGGTCGAAATTCTTGGCATACCAGAGATTGCCCATATCGGTTTCATCAACGGTCGCTTTAAGACCGTTGTCCGACCAGCCTATCTTCACAACATTATTGAGTTGACCCAACCCAGTGCCCTGCTGAACGGGCGCGTAAAGCAATTTAGTCTGAAGCCAGCAGGTAGCGGAGTCAGAAGAACGTCGCATGTAGGGCTGTCCCAGAACTCCGCCTGCAAGCCCCACGTAAGAGATGGCATCGGCTAAAGCCCTGCTGTCCAAGCGCGTGTCAACTTCACTTTTGGCATACACCTCAGCCTTGGTGTAAGCGTCAGTAATTTTATAAGACGCCAGCGTAGTGCCCCAGTCAGCTTTGGTGGCTGGATTAAAGTTGTTCGCATACCAGATATTGCCAAGATCAGTAGCGTCGACCATCGCCTTGAGGCCGTTATTCGACCAGCCGATCTTTACCTTGTTGTCGAGCTGGCCTGTACCACCGCCTTGTTGTGCCGGAGTAAAACCCAGGCTCGGTTGCAGGGAAACCAAGGCACCATCGGACTCACGGCGCATGTAAGGCGCATCAGGCTTGTTATTGGCCAGTCCTACATAGGTAATGGAATCGCGCAGCGGCCGCTGAAGATCGCGCAGATCGGCCTCGGCCTTGGTGTACGCATCCGAAATACCATTACCGCTGAGTGTTGTCGGATTGCTCCCCTCTTCCACCTGCCCATATTTATTGACCTTGACCCTCGTGTAATCACCCGCGGCCACACCACTGCGTCCCAGCAGACGCTCGAACGCAAGGTCAGTTGTACCCAGCACCGGCACTGTCGTATTGACCAGTTGCCATACGGTGCCCGCGTTCTTCGTGCCGGCTTGCACCGGCACCATATGACCCGGCGTGCATTCGGTGCTTTCGTTCGCATCCTGCGCACGAGCCCAGGCGCCTGCCGCGGCCACATAAATCCAGTTCTGCGACGCAGTGTCCTGATTCTTGACCAGCACCCGATCGCCGGCCACCAGTGTGACGTCATCGATGGTCTGCAAACCGCTCAGCCCAATGGAGACTGTCGTGGCGCAACGCACCGATTTTTTGTAATCGGATGCTGCCAGGCCAAGGATGGCCCGGTGCAATTGAGTGACATCTTCCTCATTCGGCACAAGGCCAGCGCCGAGGATGACGTTCAAAATCTCCTGCGTCACCGAGTTGCCCCACTGCGCCGGGATCAGCGAACCAGGTGTGCCGGTTGCTGGGTTTTCATCTACAAACTTGCCGCTTGCCAAGCCTACGCCCGGCACACTCTTGGGATAATCCACATTGTGTTCCTCAGTTGAAGTTTACGAATTCGACGCTGTGCGCCGGTGCTGCTCGACGGATCAAACATTCGATTGCGAGCCCGGGGTTGACCCCGAACCGCTCTCCCCAGTAGCTGGCCCCAAAGCGTCGGCCCAGGCGCTGGCGCCCGCCGGTGTTCAGGGTCCACATGAATTGCGCGCTCCAGGTGCCGAAGTGCGCCTGGCCAAAACGCGAACGCCCCATACGGGGCGCTCGGTGTTCGGTCACGGTGGCATCGGGGTAGCCCTGGCTGATGGCAATGTCGATGTAGAACGCCGCGTTCTGCCCTCCTGTCGCCACAAGCCGCTGGCGCACTGACAAGCGTCGGTCTGCAAACAACGGTTTGAGCCCCAGGCACGGATCAGGCAGGTTCATCACCCGCTCCCAGTCCGGGACCAGCTCACTGACGGTGGCGGGGTCCATCTCGTTGAGCAGGTCGAACGCGCGGCCATCGATGCGTGCGAACTCGCGGGACAGGCCGGTAATGACCTGCTGCAATTCCGGCACCCGCTCCGGATCCCACGCGGGACCGGGTGGCAACAGCGCCTGCAGTTGTCCGGCGTAATGTTCGGCAGTTCTTATGACGACCATTGAATACCCCCGAACGTGAGCAACTGGTTGGCCGCAGCAGTAACGTTGGCCACGGGTGAAACCAGCACATGATCGGTTTCGCCTGTCGCGCGGCTGATGGCCTCGGCGATGTGCGTGAGCAACAGGGTTTCGCCCAGTCCGCCCTCACGGTTGTGCAGGTCCAGCAGTTGCGCTTCGACCGCCGCCCGCACGGCGGAGGTATCCGGTGTGAGCCGGATGGTGTAGACCACCGGTTTCTGCACCGGCGCCAGCACATACACGTCTGCGGTGACCGGACGCAGCGGCTCGATATACGCAGCGACCGCAGCCAGCTGCTCGGCGTCAGGAATGGGATCGGCCTGATCGTCACGCATGAAGAACACCGCCACCGTGCCCGGCCCCATGAAGCGACGCACATACCAGGCGCGCGTCACGCCCGGCACTTCCAGCGCCCAGGTCACGTAGTCGTCCTGATTGCCGCCGTGAGGAATGACCCGATAGGAACGCACCACACGAGCACGCAACGACTCGATACTTTCCTGCGCGATGCCGCCGGAAAGACCATCGCCGATGACGGTGAACGTACTGTCGATACCTTCGACCGGTTGCACAGCGGTCATCGCCAGACCGGCATCCGCATTACCGAGCACGCCTGCATCCACTGCTTCGACCGTGGTTGTGTTGTTGCCTGCAACCGTGGTGACGCCTTTGGTCACGCGGTAGAAGCGTCCATCACTGAACTGCAGCACAGTGTCCGCATCCAGCACCGCGCCGGCTGCAGCGGTAAAGCGCACCGTGCCGGTAGCGGCCTGTGCCACCTTGCGCGGTTGCCTCAGGCGCAGGATGGCCTGCCGCTCGAGGGTTTCCTCGTCGGCGGTGTCCGGCAGAATCTGGTCGGCGATCCAGTCCTGATAGCCGTACAGTCCGTAGGCCGCGCCGCTGTGCGCACGGGACAATACCCGAGCATCGGACTGACGCAGCGCTTCGTCGGCGAGGTCGACCTGGGTTCGGTTGATCAGCGCCGGTAACGTAGGTGTTTCAAACGGCATAAATCACCTGCCACTGTTCAGAAGGGTTGAAGCGCACGATCTGACCGTCCGAAACGACCAGCTCGACGCCCAGGTTCAGGCGATTGCTCTGAACCTGTTCGGTAAGGATGTTGATGTTGCTGACCTGACCGTCGTCGATCAGCCAGGCAAGCGCTTCGCGCGCATAGAACTCGGCGTCGCGCTGGGTCTGCGCAGTGAGCCGGACCCTGCGCAGCAGCCACAGCCTGGAGCCGATACGGTCATTGGCCTGTGCCGGGTAGGTGTCGCCCCACCAGCCATAGCGTTCGGCATCGTCGAACGGGTCGTCCGCTTCGGCACGCCGCCAGGTGAACAGGCTGATGACCACCGAGCGCAGCAAGGACGCCTGCAGAGAGCCTTCAATAATCATCCGGCACCTCCAGCGGGCGGTCCGCTCTGGCCGTTACCTGCCTGAACACCGCCATGCAGATGGCTGATCTGACTGATGCCAGCGGCAAGCTGGTCGCCTTTGGAAACAATCTTTCCGGTCTGGGTGATCTGCGGTGTGTCGAAGTTCACCGCTACCGCGGCCTTGATGTTCAAGGTGTCGGTTTCAATGTCGATGACCTTGCCGCGCTTGAGGTGAATCTTGTCGCCCTCGTCGGTGTAGATCGCTACTTCGCCCGACTCCAGGCCCTTGAGGCGATAGCGCCGGTCGGCCACCACCAGCAGCAGACCGTGCGACCGGTCGCCACCAATGAAGGCGGCGATGCCCTCGGCGCCGGCCAGCGGGTTGCTGGTGAAGCCATAGGGTTCGAAGTGCTCCATGTCGTCCTTGACCTCTCCGGCGGTGAGGCGCATTTGCAGCGCCTGCATTTTGCTGCTGGCCCTGGCGAGCACCACCGTGCCACGCACCAGCATGCGATTGAGTAAGCTCATGAGGTTGTTTCCTCGTCGATGGGCAACAGCCAGGAGTAAGCGTCCTGATTGACCTGCACCTTGCTGCGCTTGTTGGGGTCACCTGGCTCGGCCTGGAAACCTTCAGGCGGACCGACCACCAGTTTGGTGATCGTGCCTTGGTCGCTCAGCGAGTAGGTCACGGCTGAAATCAGCATGTTGCGGCTTGTGAAACCGATGACCGGATCAATCACCCGGACCATGGTGTTGTGCCGCCAGAGCGCCCCGTTGGACTGCCGCCAGCCCTGGACCTTGTAGGTGGTGAGCAGTGCCTTGCCGGCCCGCTGACCACGCTCCCAATTGGCGCGACTCAGGGCGAGCTTCGGTGTGATCGGCGCATCCTCATGAACGACCAGTACGCGAAGACGCTTTTTATGCGCGGGGTCGTCATGCCGGTCATCCGTGACTTCTGCCGAGACCTCCGACGACTCCTTGCCGAACGTCTGGTCATTACCGGTCTGTTGACCAATGACCAGGTATTCGGAAAAAAGCCCGGAAAAGTCCCGCGCGATGACTGCGCTCAACACATTCTTGCCGAGTTCGAGCGCGTCTGCGCTCTGCCCGCGACTACCCGGCCTGGCCAGCACCACATTGCCGTATTCGTCATCGGTGGAAAAAATCCGGAACAGGGTCAGCAGCCGGTCAATGGACTTGAACACGGTTTCGGCAGGCTCGATGGTGTGATCGGCCATCTTCGAGGTCTCCGGTATTTCGCTGATCACCGACAAACCATAAGGAGCAGCCAGCGCTTCAACGATCTTCAACACCCCCACCTCCTTCCACTGGCTCGGCCTGTTGATGGCCGAGCAGTCGATAAGGTCGGCGGTTTTCGAGCGTCCGGAAATCTTTAGCGTGATTTGCTTGCCGTCATAGCTGATCGGCGCGGCAAACACCCAGCCGGTCAGAATCAACTCGCCGCCGATACGTACTTCGCACGCTGCGCCGGGCGTGATCGGATGCGAGATTTCAGTGCCCGGCCACTGCCAGGTAATGCTCACGTCAAAGCTGCGCGCCTGACGCTCGATCCCGGCAGAGATTTCCACCGACTTCCAGCCGGCATAGTCGTGCTCGTCAACCGTCAGGGTGACAACGTTAGGGTCGATCATGGGTCACTCCTGTGCGATCTTCAGCGTGCCTGGCGGTACGAAACCCGGGTGGGCCAGCCGATTGCGCTGCACCATTTCCTGCGCCCGGCTGGCGTCACCGAATCGGCGATAGGCCAGCACCAGCGCGGGCAAAGGCTCGGAGACCTTCATGTCCACCAGACGTACACCGGAGGCCGCCACCGCGTTGAGGTGCCTGATCAACGCCTGACGCAACGTGTTGAGCGCCAGGTAATGTTCGGGATCGGCTTTCAACGACGCTTCCCAGATGGCCGAACTCAGCGTGTCGCGCAGTTCGATGACGTCATCGGCAACCGGCACATCCACGCGTTGCAGGGCTTGCGTCACCTGCTGATCAAGCGAGGGCACCACGTTGAGCGGCGTGACCGTCGTCGCAATCGGCATGCTCGCGACGATTCTCGCCACCTTGACCAACAGCGCATCCTGAACCAGGTTGGCAGTGGCCTGAGCCGTCACACTGGTATCACGACCGCTGCCCTGGCTGACCAGATTGATACCGGACACCGCCTCTGCCTGTTGTGTGGCCTCGGAAATCACAGACCGGTAATCGACCGTTTCAACAGAAGACGCCCCACCGTTGCCGCTGGACCTTGATGCAATCCTGTTGGACGTGCCGCCGCTATTGCCGCTCGCGGAAGCGCTTGCTGAACTGCCGGTGACCGAGCTGCCGGAACTGCTGGTGCCGCTCGCTCTTCTGGCTCGTTGGCTGTCACCGTCGAAACTGGCGAAGAACGTGGTAAACAGCGTGCTGACCGTCAACGGCGCATTGACCAGCGAATGCACCAGCGCGGTGACATCCGAATAGATCGCCATAAACGGTACGAACTGCCGCTGAATGGTCGCGAACACACCCGACAGGGCGCTGCGCAGCGCCTGAATGTTGATACGTACCGCGTCCACTGTGGCCATCACCGAGCGGTAGCGCCTGAGCGCCGAATCCAACAGGCTCTCGGACGCGCCCAGCAACTGCCGTCGCGTATTGAGCGTCGACACGGGAAACTTGAGCGGGTTGGCCGGATAGAATTTCAGGTCCAGCCGGACGAGTCCGCCTTCGCTCAGGTTGTGTGTCACGCCGCACTCGCCAACCTGAACCTGCACGCGACCCAGCCAGGGATGTACCAGCTCGCCGGCACCTTCCTGCTCCAGTGCCTGCAGCAGTCTGTCTCGCTGTTCGAAACAGTCGGGACCGACAATGAACCCCGTCAGCGTATGAACTTTCGACTGTTTGCCCAGCGACTCGAAATAAGGCTCGTCGCGCTGTGGAAACTCATGCAACTGCCCCTTGCGGCCTGCCGGGACGACGGCTTTTTCAATGAAAAAACCGACGCCCCGAAAAGACGCTGGCAGTAGGCTGTCACGCCATGTACTCATGATCCGGCTCCTGCACCGAGGGTTCGATAACCGACGTTTGGCGATATCGTCAAACCCGGCTGGTTGGTTTGCACTTGTCCGGCGCGCATGCCCGGCGGCGCGTTTTCAAAGCGAATGTTGAGCTCGCCTTCAAGTCGCGGGCCGGCCCCGGCTGCGCCCTGTTGCAACAACAGGCTGCCGGGCGCCAGCGGGGTGGGTACGCCGAGCAATTGGCTGGTCGACGGCACGCCAGTGGCCTGATTGAGCAACTGCTGATTCATGCGAACGTTCTCGACGGCACCGGCCGCCAGAAACGCACCGGTCCCGCCGCCCGGCCCTGCGTTGCGTATCCGCTGTTCTTCCGCGAACTGATTGGCCTTCTCGGTTGCCCGCTGCAGCACGGTCTTATCAGTGTCGCCACCAAACCAGCTCATGATCGGTTCGATGAATGGCTTGATGTCCGCCCACAGACCTGCGAACCAGGTTTTGATCGGCTGCCAATTCTCGATGACCATGCCCAGCGGCGAAAAACTGAACAGCGTTGCCAGCACATCGGTAAACGGCTGCGCCTCGGCCTTGATGGTTTCCCATAGCCCGGCGAAGTACTCGGAGATTGGCTGCCAGTTGGCCACGACCATGCCCAACGGCGTCCAGGCGAACAGCGTCTGCAGGAAGTCGAAAAACGGGGTTGCCAGCGCCTTGATAACGTCCCAAAGCGCAGCAAAGAACTCGGACAGCGGTTGCCAGTTGGCGACGATCATACCGAGCGGCGTCCAGGCGAATACCGCCTTTAGTACGTCCCAAAGCGCCATGGCCGGCCCACGAATCGCTTCCCAGACAGCTTGAAAATAAGGCGCGACGGTCGACCAGTTGGCAATCAGAAGACCTGCCGCCAGCGCCAGGCCGCGCACGATCAGGGCCAGCGGTGACAGGCCCATCACCGCGCTAAGTACGCTCATGGC